CCTGCGCCAGATCGGGCGTCATTCGGACAAACCCCCACGCGTCATAGTCCACAGCGCCATCGGTTGCCTGCTTTATGCGCCGTGCCAGACTGAGCGACGGGGTTTGTTCACCGTGCCGCAGGCGGGATATGTGAGCCTCAGAAACACCCACAGCGCGCGCCAATTCACGGGCCGTTCGGCCCTCTAAATAATAGTTTAGCTTTTCCATAATGCCCCTTGTGCGCTTGCTTTAGGTTTACCACTATGGTAAGCGTTTTACGACAAGTCAACCCGTCATAAAGGACCATGCACATGAGTAATTCGTTTTACACAAAAATCAATCCAGACAATCACGCTTTGAAGTGGATCGCCGTCGGTCATTCATACAGCGGTGAATTGAGAATAGACACACGCGACGCGGACGGTGCTGCAAGAATTGAAATCACGCTGTCAACATGTGAGGCACAAATACTCATTCTTGCGTTGCAAAATGCAGTTGATCTTACCTAGTCCGACTAACCGCCCCGTCCCTTAAACCGGACGGGGCTTTACATATCCAGCAGCGCCCGCACGGTATCGCGCAGATCAGGCATCGAAAAATAATGCTTCACCGTCTCTTGGCTTGTCTGCGGCACGCACTTGCAGGCCACGTCCTGGCGCGACCATGAGTCCAGACATCCGTCGGCCTCACGCGTCAGGGCAATGGCCGCTTTTATGATCACCTCGCGCCGACCTTCCGGCGACATTCTCACTCGTTTTGGCATCGGTCAGACTCCTTCGGGTTACTATTGCCATTTATTGACGGTTGTGTCAATATACCCCACTGAGACGCCATGGCACGCGCCAGTCCGGGGTAGGTCGTGCTGCGGATTTTCCACCGATCCGGCCCGGGCGGTGCAAGGTGACAGTCGGCTTGCGCATCAGCGGCGGTCATCGTGCTGGTGGGCTGCAATGGCTGCATGTCGCCCCGCGTCCAGAAGCATGTGCGCTTTTTTGCCGGATCTCCAAACTGCCACGGCTGCACGGTAAACGACGGCCTGCACCCGACAATGGCGCGGGCATACTTGTGCATCACAGGGTTTTCGACAGCCACATATTCGGCATTGCCGCGCAGGCATTCCAGAAAGAACGCCGCGCCTTCTTCCAATGTCGGCCCATAGGTTACGCTCTGCCAGCCATCGCACGCCGGAATTGCACAACCTGGTGCAAGGTGGGTGCGCGATAATGCCAGCCCAAGGCTTGCGCAGTTGTTCCCTCACGTCGCCTTGGATATGCGGCCCGGGACGTTCTGTCGGCAGAAGATCGCACGACACCGCGTCGATACCTTGCGCCAAGAATGCATCCCGCACCCTGCCGGAAAATTCGCAAGCAATGAGCCACGTCATGTAGCCACCTCACCACCGCAGGCCGCATAGCCCGCCACGTCCATCCAATGGTCCGCGTGTTCCGGGCTGGTCTTGATCCGGGCCAGCTTGAGTTGGATCATCATCACGGCCACGTCAGAGCGGCTGACAGGCGTTCCGAGGTGCGCCGACCAGTACGCTGCCACCAGCCCGAAAGAGTCCTCAAGCTGGCCATGCGTGGCGGCCCTATCGACCGTGACGGCCTGTCGCGCTGCGTCCAGGATGTCTGTGCGGTTCATTGTGTCGCCTCCATAATAGTGTCCCTCAATTCCAGCGCCGCCCGCTCGGACAACCCCTGTGCGCTCATAACATCCGTCCCAAACCGATACAGGAACCGGCTTTGCATGACCTCATCCGAGTCACCCGCCGCCAGTCGCATGCCGCCCCATCGCTGCATTGCATCGGACAGGGACGCTTGTGCCGCTTGGTTCCGCCTGTGCCGCGCCCGGATCCCCGCCGCCACAATCTCAGACGCGCCGTAAGGTATGGCAGGCTCGGCGGCTTGTATCTTGGCCGCCCCGGCCCGCAACGTTGCCAGCAGTTCCAGCGACATTTCCGACAGCACGCCGTCCACCTGATCCGGTGATGACCGCCCCGCCGGGACGTGGGCCGCTCCACAATGTGGGCAGGCAAACACGACGGCTTCATACGTCAGCAGGCATTCCGGGCAGACCCTGACCGGCACCGCATCGGGATTGCCATTGGCTTTGCGCGTCTCGTCTTGCCAGAGCGTCCAGGTGCGCGGCGTATCGGGCAGACCATGCTTGGCCGCCATGCGCACCACGTTGCCCACGTGGTCGATGATGATGCCGTGAGTCTTGCCGGCAAACGGTCGCAACGCTCTGCCAAACTGTTGCACGAACAGGCCGAAACTGGCAGTCGGGCGGGCCATGATGACCGCCTCACATGCTGGCACGTCAAAGCCCTCGCCGAACAGATCGACGTTTGTCAGGATCTTGGTTTCGCCTGTCTCGAACCGCGCGACTTGCTCCATCCTGTGCCCATCATTATTGGTGCCATCCAGCGCCACAGCCGACACGCCGCGCGCAATGAATTGCTCTGCAATGTCCTTGGCATCCTGCACCCCTGACGCGAATACGATTGCCTGCTTGCCTGGGATATGTGTCAGATAGCTTTCAACCACATCTCCGATCAGTTCCGCTTTTTGCGCGGCCTTGGCGGAATTTGCAGTGAAGTCCCCTGTTTTGCCGATCTGCAAAAGCGCCTCGTTGATTCCAGACTCAGGGGCAAACACGCGATAGTCGCACAGACTGCCCGCGTCGATCAGTTCGCGCATGCCCGGGCCTTGGACCAACGCGTGGAACAGGCCGCCCTGATCAGCGTGTAGTGATTTGTTATCGCCACGGCATGCCGTGGCAGTGACGCCCAAGCCCTTGGCGTTTGGGAACAACGCGGCGGCAGTCCCCCACTTATTATCTTGCCGCCCGTGGTGCGATTCGTCTAGCGTCCAGCGCCGGATCGAGTTCGACCATGAGTCGCCCGGCTTGAAGCGGCGGATCAGCGTGTCAACACCTGCCACGCTCACTGCGGCGCGCGGATCGTAAAAATTGCGCCCCGTGGCGGCAATGTGCAACCGAATGCAGAAATTAATCACAGGCTGAGGCGCTATGATATTGTGATAAATGCCGGTCAGCGCATATGTTTTGCTGATCTGGCCGACCAGTTCCTGCCGGTGGACAATGGTGCAAGACCGTTCCCCATCGGCGTTTAATTTGCTGAAAGTAACGGTTTTTCCCGCACCGGTCGGCATCACTGCCAGCACGTTTTGTGCCCCGCTGTCCCACTTGGCGCGGATGTCGTCGATCAGTTGTGTCTGGTACGGCCGAAGCGTGAGTGTCATTTTATGCCCAGCGCCGTCTTATGGCCACCAGTCGTGCGGGTGACGCCATACGCCATGAAGTGCGCCCGACCGGCGCTTGCATTTTGCTCGAAATCACAGGCCAAGATTCGCACGGTATTAACCTGCGCCTGAGCCAATTCCAGGGTTTCATACGGCCCCGCAAGAAAATGGACGCGCGGCCCATCAATTGCGGTCACGTAAAATTTGCGGGGGGTTTGGGCATGTGGTTCATGCGCTATTACTATCCAGCCCGCCCCGGCCCGTCAAGGTAATAATAGGTATTGACGGGCCGCGCCGCATCGGTTAAACAATAAAACAAACCAGAGGAGACAGGTTAATGACAGACACAATGCCGATTATAGAAGCCCCCAGAGCGCTGCGGGAATATGGACTTGCCACGACATACCAACGCCTTTGGAGGGCCGTTGTGGCTGGCGAAGTGCCTGCCGAACGTGTCGGAAAAAAGTGGCACGTCCGCACCGCTGATCTGCCGATCATCGCTCAAATTCTTAAAAAATAACAACCCAAACAGGAGACGAACCAATGCAGATCACCTTTGACCCCCACAACGCCATGGAATGCGACGAGACTTTGGGCTTTATTGCACAAGCACAACCCTGCGTCGTAAAAATGTGGCTGATTGATTATAATGAAAGTCAAAATTCCGAGACGGTAGCGGCACAGCCCGACACGGCACAGCCCGACACGGCACCGGCACAGCCCGACACGGCACCGGCACAGCCCGAGACGGCACCGGCACAGCCCGAGACAGACTGTCACGGCATGACCCACGACGACGCCATTCACAGCACGCCGGCCAGCAAGAACGCGGACGGATCGTGGCGGGCCAAGCGTGGCCAGAAAGAAGCGTACGAGGCGGCCATTGCAGCCGCTACCGGCAAGGATGCACCGGCACCAGCACCGCAGGGGATGCCCATGCCGCAACCGGCCAGCGCCGCCCCGGCAACACCGCCCGCCCCGATTGACTACAAGACGATGGCGGAACGGTTCATGGCAAAGATGGCTGACCCGGACGGCCTGCCCGCCGAATATGAGGCGATCTATACCGCCCTGTCTATTGGCTATGACGATCTGGAAACCAACCAGACCAGCATCGCCCGGCTGTCAGCATACATGGACGCGGTAGACAACGGCGACGACCATGACGGATGCGTGCGGCACGCCATGAGCGCCGATTGAGACGCGCCGGGCGGGCTGTCATGGCCCGCCTTTTACACGCAATTGGGAGATATGACTATGACACACACCAACAACTTTCAGTGGATTGCCCCTTCCCGCTCCGGCAACAGGGGCGCAGGAAATGTTAAAGGTGCCAGAATTGCAGTTTATGGTAACGGCAAAAACACCCCACAACTTTCCATCGTTCTCTATGGCGACACCATGAAACAAATGAGATGGGTCGTCGGCGATAGGGTTGAGGTTGGTATAGACAACTGTTCGGGAATGCTGGCCCTACGCAGGGTTCCTCAAGGTGGATATGCGCTAACAGCCCTGAGCATTGGCAAAAAGGACCGTGAAAAATCCCTCGGCACCTGCGTTGCGTGTGTTGTCAAAGTCACAGCACCGCAAGACCTGAATGAGTGTTTTTCCAAAACGCCCCTGGCGCCCAATGATTGCGTTGATGTTGACGGTGTTTTGATATTGTCGGCCAAGTCATGACGATTGAAACCCGCCCCAGCGCCGCCCACCGCTGGACGAAATGCTCTGCCGCGCCATTGTTTGCCAGCCGCGCCGGACCGCAACCGACCAGTGACGCCGCGCGGGAAGGCACCTGCGCGGCATGGGTGGCTGAGTTGATGCTGACTGACCAGCCCGTGGAAGTCGGTATGACGCACGAAAACGGTTGGGAAGTTGACGCCGACATGGTGGCGCACATGCAGGACTATGCCGACATCTGCCGCGCGGATGGTGGCGAAATGTGGGTAGAGGAACACGTCACGCTATCGCCCACCATTTCCGGCACGCCCGATTGCGTAACGCTGGCGGATGGTGTGCTGACCATCCGTGATCTGAAATATGGATTCAGGCTGGTGGCACCGGACAGCCCGCAATTGATCATCTATGCGGCGGCGATCTTGCTTGCACCGCCCGGCCCGGTCCGCACGATCCGCACCGAGATTTACCAGCCGCGCGGCTTTCACCAGGACGGCCCGCGCCGTTGGATCGACTGGACGCCTGATCAGATCCGCGCCAAAGCCGAATGGATGATCCAGCGCGCAGAGGAATGTTACAAGCCTGACCCGGTTGCCACGCCCGGCGATCACTGCTTGTATTGTGACGGCGCGGTCGGTTGCGTGGCGCTGCAACAAACCACGGCCACGGCGCTGGCCATTGCCGAGATGACAGGCCACCGCGACCGGACCCCGACAGAGATGGCGCAGGCCCTGCATTTTTACCGGAACGCGCTGGAAATCATCAAGGCAGCGGCCAAGGCGACTGAGGTTGAAGCCGAGGCGCGGGCCAAGCGCGGCGAACGTCTGCCGGGCTGGGGCATCACAACCCGATACGGCACCAGCCGCGTCAGCAAGCCCCCGCACGTTATCAAGGCGCTGACCGGAAAAGATGCGACCAAGACCGTGCCGATGAATATCGGTGAGTTGCGCGCGGCAGGCTTGACCAAGGCGCAATTGTCCGTTATTACCGAACAACCCACCACGGGTTTCAAACTCGAACCGCTGGACCCGGACACCCTGGCCCGGCAACTTAACCGCACCAATGGAGGCACCCCATGAGCGACACACCCGCATCGGGACACAACTCAGTTGCAGGCGAGGAACTTTTGCAACTTATCGAACGATGGGAACATCTGAACATTGAAAAGCGTGAAATTGCGATGGTTCAGAGTGAAGTCATGGCCGAAGCCAAAGGGCGCGGATATGACACCAAAGTGATCCGCAAGCTGATCGCCGAACGCAAGCGTGACGCTGACGATATAGCCGAAGAAGAATCCATGCTAGAAATGTATCGGGAGGCGATAAAGATGCCGACCGGACCTCGCAACCAACCAACCAATGGAGACACATAATGTCACGCCACACCGAATACGGAAACAGCCCAGTCGGACGCCTTATCTCAGGCGATCCGTGGACCAAGCAGACCACCGACGCTAACAACCGGGAAATCCCGCCTGAAAAGCAATCATTTTGGTTTGCCGTGGCGATTGAAAAGAACGCCCCAGGCATGAATGAAATGCTTGGCCTGATGTTCAAGGCGGCGCAGGCCGGATACGGGCAGGCCCCGCAGATCATGGCACAGATCAACATGGGACTGGCCGCCACGGCATTTAGCTGGAAGATTGCGGATGGCGACGAAATGCGCGCCAACGCCACGACCGGCGAGCAGGAATTGCGCTGGAAGCACGGGCAGGGATGCTGGGTTGTCAAGTTTTCGACCACGCTGCCAATTGCCTCTGCAAAGTATCAGGGCGGCGTGCCGACCTATTGCGACCCCAGCGAGATCAAGCGCGGGTATTATGTGACCGTTCCGTTCTCTACATCTGCCAACGGCAACATGGACCACACGGCGGGCGTCTATCTGAACCCCCAGACGGTTTGTCTGGTCGGCTATGGCCCGGAGATTGTCGGCGGCCCATCGCTCGAACAGCAGCTTGGCGCAGGACCGGGCGCATATATGCCGGCAGGCATGACCCAGACCCCTCAACTGCCAAGCGGTGCTGCACCGGCCCCAGCACCGGCCCCAGCTGCACCGGCTCCGGCCCCGGCACCGTCCGGTATGCCCGCTCCGGCACCGACACCCGCCCCTGCACCGGCTCCGTCAGGTATGCCCGCACCGGCCACGGTGGGAAACGGTTCTGGAATGCCGACGCAGCCGACCAATACGCCAAGTGGGGAGACTGGATCCCCTACTAGCTATGGCGGCTACATGGCACCCCCTGCAACGGGCGGGGGTATGCCTGGCGCGTAACGGATCACAGGGCGGGCTGTCATGGCCCGCCCGTCACACGCAACAGGGAGACTGACACATGACCGACTTCAAGCCGGGCGACCGAGTGACCCACAATCCGACCGGCGAGGAATGGATATTGGTTGCCGTCTATGGTTCCTATGTAAAACCCGGAGGCTGGCCCGAGTCGCACGCACTCGCCAGCGATTGCACGCTGATTTGCGCCTGCACCACGACCGACGAGCGGGAAGCCTGCACCAGAGCATGCGACGCGGTGGTGTTGTGACTGGTATAGACCTGGAACGCGCTGTCAATTCACACCCCCGCGTCGGGGTTGGCAATGACAGCCCTGTCTGGATGAAACCGCGCCGGACGGTTTGGGGCGTCACGCTTGACGGAAAATACCACGGGCCACCACGTTGTAGGACAATGGCCGGGGCATATAGGAAGGCAGCTGCACTGATTGCCGAACTGGACCGCAATGCACAATGACTTCCCCTACGATCTGGAATCTTATCCGAACGTATTCAGCGCGGTAATCGTCCACGCGGCCAGCGGCACGGAATGGATATTTGAGGTGTCCGACCGGGTGAATCAGTCCCGGCAATTACTAAATTTCATTCACGCCCTCAGCCAGCACCCAGGCAACAGGATGGTAGGCTATAACAATGTAGGCTACGATTATCCTTTGCTGCACGCCCTGTTGCGGTTCGACTCATTCACCGCCGCAGATGCCTATCAGATATCCATGGGCATCATCGAGACGCCTTGGAATGACCGATTCAAAAATAACGTTTGGGCGTCCGACATGATCGTGCCGCAAGTTGATCTGTTCAAGATCCACCACTTCGACAATCAAGCCCGCATGACCAGCCTGAAGCAGATCGAGATTGCCCTACAGTTGCCACACGTTGCGGACCTGCCATTCCCGCCCGGCACGGTCTTGAGCGACGACCAGATACCGCAGCTGCTTGCATACAACAGGCACGACGTGGCCGCCACGCTTCGGTTCTGGCAAGAGTCGGCGGCGGCATTGGCGTTCCGTGACGAGATGTCTGCCGCACTGGACCAAGACCTGACCAACGCCAGCGACAGCAGCATCGGTTCCAAGGTGTTCATCTCCCGCA